AATATATAACCATACTGAAGATTTAGGTACTAAATTTACTGCTGACGGAGATAACTTCTTCTCAGGTTCACTCGGTATCGGAACTCAAAGTCCTGCTGAAGCATTAGAAGTTGATGGTAACATAAAAATACCTTTAGGTAGTTGTTTATATATTAATAATTCTGGTGAAAAAATAACATCAACAATAAATGGTGATTTAGAGTTACATAGCCGAACTGAACTAAGAATTAAAGCAAATACAAATGGAGCTTCTGGTAATAGTTTAGAATTCTATAACGGTGGTAACGAAGTAATGCGTTTAACTACTTCTAGTAGAGTTGGTATTGGAACTACAGATCCTACTGGTAGTTTACATGTAGAAGGTCCTGCTTATTTTGGAGGTGGAACAGTAACCGTAGGAGATACTAAAACAGATGTAGGACTAATAATAGATGAAGGTAATTATATTTACACTAGAGATAGTAACCAATATCTAAGACAACTAATCGGTAAAAGCTCTTCAGATAGTATAATTGTTGGACAGTCAGGTACATCTCTAATAGATACAATAGATCTTAAACCAGGTACTACCGGAGGATGTGTACGTATATTTGACGATTCTTCAGCCGTAGCTATATTTACTGGCAGTATGGTTGGTATAGGAGATATGTCTCCATCATTTGAATTAGTAGTATCTTCTTCAGCAGCAGCAGAAGTAGCTATATCTTCTAAAGGACAAGACTCAGTTCTATACTTTATGAACGATGCTGCACAAGTAAGTAAGATAGGTTATGATCTATCTCATAAAGGTTTAAACTTCGTAACTGACGATCAAGCATTTAGTTCAGGAGAATTCTTTATAAGTAGTTCAGGTAATGTAGGTATAGGTACGATTACTCCTGAAGCACCTCTTCATATAAACCCATCAAGTGGAGGTAATGGAGAAGTAAGTATAGAAAGAACAAGTGGAACTTTAATTAACTTACAAGCACAATCTGCTTTAGGAGTAATAGGAACTAATACTAATCATGATTTAGCATTTAAAACTAATAGCTCAGTTGGTATGAGACTGACTACATCTGGTAGACTTGGTATTGGAATAGCATCTCCAACAATGACATTAGATGTTAGAGGTAATCAACTTATTTCAGGTTCAGGTACTCAACTACTAAGGGTAGAAAGTGCAGATACTTCTTTAGGAGATGAATTAGCTCAATTTAAGCATCAAGATGGTACTAATAATCCTCGTTTAATTGTAAGTAGTACTTCTTCAGGAATGAAACTTTCAACTTCATTCACTACAGGTATAGCCGGATCATTTGATCTACAAGCAAACGGCGGTAGTAGTTACATAGCATTAAGTACTAATGGTACTAATGAAAGAATGCGTATTAATTCTTCTGGTAATGTAGGTATAGGTACTACAGCACCTGCTAAAATGTTAACTGTAGCTGGTGATATATCAGGTTCTGGCGACTTATATATTAAAGGTGATGATTTCTATTTAGGTGACTTAGAAACTCGAATTAAATCTTATAGTAGTTACTTAGGTTTATTTAAATCAGGTGGTAGTGCACAACCTATAAAAGTTGGCGGATTAGTAGTTTCAAACGATTATTCGGATACTCATCCTACTAATGGTATATTTGTTAGAGGAGCTATTAGTGCTAGTGGTGAATTATTAGTTAATGCAGCATCAGCTCTTAACAGTGCAACAGCTACTATTAGAGGTGATCTTTATAGTACCGGAAATATTGAAGTAGGTACTGATTCTACTTTTGTAGGTAAGATGTATAATAATGGTGGTAAATTATCACTAGAAACTGATAGTAACAGAGATATACAATTTGGTGATTCAGGAACACCAGCTGTAATGTACGTTGATACTTCAACAGAACGTATTGGTTTAAGAACTACTTCACCTGATTCTACTTTACACGTAAGTAGCTCAGATAGTACTAAAGTACAAATCGAAGGTAATAACGGTAGCGGATTATTAAAATTAGTAAGAGGAGATAGTAGTAAACACTTTACTATCTCTATGGAGGGTGCAGATTTAAGATTTACCCCAGGAGATACTGATAATTCTCAAAATATATTATTTGGAGTTAATCCTAGTAGTGAAAAAATTGGTTCAAGAGTAGGTATCGGAGAAGCTGAACCAGCAGCAGAATTAGACGTATCAGGTAGTATTTTATTTACAGGAGAAATAAGTTCAAGTGCAGGTAAGATTATTGTTCATGAGATATCAGCAGCTGGAGGTGATGCTAACTCTGGATTTACTTTACATTCTGTATCAGGTAAACCTTTTATATCTCAAGGTACTACAGGTCAATGTGTTAATTATGGTACTAGTGTAATAACTGGAGGATATACTTTCCATAACTTTATAGGTGCTGTAAGTAGTAGTTTTAAAGTTGTAGCTCCTACAGGTAGTTTTGATAATCTAAACGCAGTAGGAGTAACTACTCTAGGAACTATACTTTCAGGTAGTACTTCAAGAGTTACTTTAGGAACAGCTAATAAAAATTTAGGAGACTGCTCTAGTATATTAGGGGGTACGGACAACTGTGTAGAAAATAACGCTGACTGTTCAGTAATAGCCGGAGGAAAAGGTAACTGTATTGATGCATCTGACTGTTATGCATTCATTGGAGGTGGTTTTGAAAACAACGCTGGTGCTGATTATGCAACAATAGGAGGCGGTTATCAAAATTGTGCCGATGGTGGTTATGGTACTATTGGAGGAGGTAGAGATAACTTTATTAATGCTGGTAACTGTGGCGTTATTGGTGGTGGTCAATTAAACGTAATAACTAACGGAAACGAACATACTATAGGTGGAGGTTGCGGCAATACTATAGTTCACGGTTGTAAAAATACTATTGGTGGAGGTTGTGCTAATAAAATTTGTGTACCAACAGGTAAAAATAAAAATACGATTGCCGGAGGTGGCGCAAATATTGCATGCTGTAACGTACATAACGCATTTATTGGAGGTGGATCTTCTAATGTTATCGAGAATCAAGATAGTAACGATTATGGTTCTACTATCGGTGGTGGTGCATATAACTATATAGTTGAAGGAGATACTAACGTAATTGGAGGTGGATGCCATAACCTTATCTCAGGTTCAGCTGATTCAGTTATAGCTGGTGGTTTAAGAAACTCTGGTTCGGTAGCTAATTGTGCAGGTATATTAGGTGGTGTAGATAATCACGTTGTTCACGATAAATCTTTCATTGTAGGTAGTGATATAAAGTCTCAAGGAAGCTGTACTACTTTTGTTAATAACCTTAGTTATTATGCATTTGATAGTAATACTATTACTTTAGGAACAGCTGAAGCTTCAGGTGAAGTACTTTATTGGGGTACTGGTACGGTATCAGCAGGTAAAGTTTACGAATTAGAACAGTTAGCACCTAATAATCAATTCTGGGATGAAGCACATGCCGATACTACTTCAGATTCAACTGGCTTATTAGCTATGGCATTAGGAAGTGGAACTGCTAACGAAGTAGGTATGTTAATAAGAGGAGTTGCTAGATTTACTTCTGTATTTTCTTCTTTACCTAACGCTGGTAACCCAGTATATTTAAGTGCTGCAACAGAAGGTCTTATAACTGGTACTGCTCCATCATCTACTAATAATGTAGTAAGGATAGTCGGACACGTATTAGATTCAGAAGATGAAGTAATATACTTTAATCCTGATAATACTTACGTAGTAGTATCTTAATAAAAAACTATGACGTATATTTCACAAAGTCTTACATTTACTTCAGATGCAATTCTACTATCCAGTAGTATTTCTGATCAAACTCAAACATATATGGATTGGGAGGATCAAATATTATCTGCTTCTGCTGCTTATATAACTCAAAATGGAGGAGATATCTTAGAAATAGGTTTTGGAATGGGGATATCGGCAAATTATATACAATCGCATTCTATAGATACTCATACTATAATTGAAAATCATCCTGATATGATAACTAAAGCATTGTCTTGGGCAGCTAATAAATCTAATGTTACTATAGTTACAGGTAGTTGGTATGATATTCTTCAGATGAGATACGTAAGTAACGATGGAAAAACTTGGCAAGCTAATTTAGCTGAATATGACGGAATATTTTATAATACTTATGGAGATATTCATATGTACGAATTTTCTTCTTCATTAAATTCATTGTCTAAATCAGGTGGAATAGCTACTTGGTGGAATTCAGTTACAGGTTCTAATAATTATTATAATATACCTGACGTAACTTATAATATTATAGATGTAAATCCACCGGAAAATACTTATTTTAATCATAAAAAATACTATTTGCCCAAAAAAGGATTATAAATTATGCCTAATATTAATGCTACAAAATATGTGAATGGTACTGGGACAATGACTCAAAACTTCTCTACAGCTAGAGAGTCTGATTCAAGTACTCATACTGATAATTCAACTTCAAATAATATTGGAATAGTTCAATTCTTTAGAGATTCAGGTAAAGGAGCTACTAATTATAGATTTTTTAGACACTTCTGTGTTTTTGATTTTAGTAGCTATACGTCAGGAACTATAACTAATTTAGTATTTAACTATAGAGCTACAACTTCTACAGGTAATACTGGAGCTGTAGAAAAAAGAGTAGCAATTGTTAAATTTGACGGAATGGGTTCCGGCCCTTCTTTTAGTGACTATCAAGATAGCGAATTTTTTGATGATATAGATTACAGTACTGCATATACTGACGTATCTAGTACTATACCTGAATGGACCGATGCTAATTCAGATGCAACAATAGCTATGAATTCTACTGCTATCTCTGATGCTCAAAGTAACGGCGAGTTAAAAATAGCTATAGTTCAATATACTAATGACTATAACGGTACAGATGCAAGTAGTGACGTACATTATGATTATCATGCTAATTTTAGCACAGGTGCTTCAGGATTTGTACCTTTTGTATCTTTCGACCATGCAGCAGGATACGGACATAATGTAATAGGTGTAGCTTCGGGGAATATAGCATCAGTAAAAGGAGTAGCAACAGCTAATATAGCATCAGTAATAGGGGTATCATAAAAATATTAAAAAAA